TACACAATCTTTTGACCTCATTTTCTGTAGATTTAGCCGCTTGCTATCTCCTCCGTTTAGAGTTAATATGGGTACAACGAAAGGGGTGCGGGTGTCCGGTGGACACCTCTGCAAAGCAGAAGAGCCGAGACAAAGCCCGAAATTACGGAGGAAAACATTATGAACGTTAAAACAGAAAGACAGATTGAAAACCTGAAAAAGCAGACCATCGGCGTGGAGATTGAGATGAACCACATCACCAGAGAACGAGCTGCCAGACTTGCCGCCGACCATTTCGGCACAGGCAGATACGAATACACCGCCAGCCGAAACGGCTACAGCACTTGGTCGGCTTGGGATGCACAGGGCAGAGAATGGAAATTTCAAAAGGACGTCAGCATTGCAGGATGCGATGCCGAAAAGTGCGAACTGGTCACGCCGATTCTGAAATACGAGGACATTGAAACCTTGCAGGAACTGGTCAGAAAACTTCGCAAAGCCGGAGCAATCAGCCATGCAGGCATCGGAGCCGGAGTACACATTCACATTGGAGCAAACGGACACACACCGCAAACCCTGCGAAACCTCGCCAACCTGATGGCGAGCCACGAACGGCTGATTGCAGATGCCCTGAAAATCGACCAAGGCAGAATGAACCGATATTGCAGAACGGTCAATCCCCAATTCATCGAACAGCTGAACCGAAAAAAGCCCACCAACATGGCACAGTTCGCAGACATCTGGTATACGGCGAACGGTGCAAATTACGGCAGAAATCAACACTACAACGACAGCCGATACCACATGCTGAACTATCACGCAACTTTTACAAAAGGCACAATTGAATTCCGGTTATTTCAATTCGACAAGCCTGCCAACGGCAGGAAAAACGGACTTCATGCCGGACAGCTGAAAAGCTACATACAACTTTGCCTTGCCCTTTCCGAAATGGCAAAGGGACTGCGAACCGCCAGCCCGAAACCACAGCAAACGGAAAACCCGAAATTCGCCATGCGAACATGGCTGATTCGGCTGGGACTGGTCGGCGAGGAGTTCGCCACAGCGAGAAATTTTCTTACCAAGAACCTTGATGGCGATGCCGCTTTCCGGTTCGGCAGATAAAGGGACAGCCTTTTGCTACCAGCTACACCAGACCGCTTCGGCGGTCTTATGGTGGTGAAAGGGTATCCCTTTCAGAAAGGATTTGATTGCATGAAAAAGTTTTACCTTGCCTACGGCAGCAATTTGAACGTGAAACAGATGCAGTTCCGCTGCTCGGATGCCAGAATTGTAGGAACTGCGGAGATCCCAAATTACCAGCTGCTGTTCAAGGGCAGCAAGACCGGTTCCTATCTGACCATCGAACCCAAGCAGGGCTGTACCGTTCCGGCGGCAGTCTGGTCGGTATCGGAACGAGATGAACTTGCTCTTGACCGCTATGAGGGGTATCCCCATTTCTACTACAAAACGGAACTGGAACTTCCCCTTGCAGAAACCAGGAAAAAGCTGACCGCCTTTGTGTACATTATGCACGAGGAACGGAAACTGGGCATTCCCACTTTTGCCTACATCCGCACCTGTGTGGACGGATACCACCAGTTCGGCTTTGACCTGAAACACCTGCGGAAAGCCATGGACATCAGCGAACGGGAGGTGTACCACCATGAAAACGGATAAGCCAATTTCGGCAATCTGCCCACTTTGCGGAAAGTCATATTCTGGTGTGCCTGCACTTTCCAGAACGGACAACCAAACGCCCATTTGCCCGGACTGCGGCATTCGGCAGGCACTGGAAAGCATCGGCGTTTCCACGGAGGAACGGGAGAAAATCCTGTCTGTAATGCACCGAAAGTTCCCCATGTAACCGCCCTGTTTGCCCTGTGTGGGCTTTCAGAGCACTTGCCGAAAAACTGCCCAAAGTCAAAACCAGCCCCACACAGGCGAACTGTGCGGGGCTTGGTTGGTAGCTGCGATTTTCCGAGATGCCTTTTCCATTGTACTGTATTTTACCATAGAAAAGCAAGTTTATCCAGTGTCAGATCCACCAAATATACAGCGGAAATATCGCCTTATGTTCTGTACATTTAGCCGCTTGCTATACGCCAAAAGGTATGGTAATATACAGTTACCGAAAGGGAAAACAACCAAAAAAACGGAGGAAAAACACAATGGTAGCATACGGAATCGCAAAGGCAAGAGCAATGGCAAACAGAACGGACTGGAACGAAAGAACCGAAATCACAAAGGCGGTCATCACCTGGTTCGATGCGGACTACGAATACGAACTGGAGATTGAAAACGAGGACAGGATGGACAACGAGGCGTTCACTGCATGGGTTGAGGAAAACGCAGAAAGCCTTGCAAAGGCAGATGCCGAGGCAAACGGAACGACCTTTGAGGAAATCGACAGCATTGACTTTACGGAAAAGGAAATCGACGACGATGCCCTTTTCGATGAGGAGTACGAAAACGCCTGCGAATTTGAATGGGAGTGCCAGACCGGACGGTAACCCAAAACCCACAATCCAAGACCAAAGCCCCGAAAGGGGCTGCGGCTCGTACAGCCGCTGTGTTGCCCCTGTCCGGCGTAGTTTTGTTTTCTCCGAGTGGTTTTCCCTTTCCCACAAATGCCCCACACAGGGCAACGTGGGGCTTGCTTTTTGGTTGGTATCATACACAATTTTCTGTTTTCCTCTTTGTGCAGAATATGCCGGAAATTTCGTTGACTTCTCTCGGCGGTTATGGTAATATACATCATGCCAAGAGGAAAAAACAACGAAAACTGGAGGAAAAAACAATGTGGACAGAAGGAACAATTCAGGTAGGAAAAAGCACTTTTCATTACTGGGTGAAACACTATGAGGAGCCTTCCATTTTTGGATATGAGGAAGGTAGAGTCTCGAAAATCTCCCTGCGGTGGAATGGCAAAACGGTGTTCAATTTCGACCGGGGCATGGATATTCCGCCGGAGGATGAGGAAACCGAAACTGCACTGGCGATCCTGCTGAAACAGTACAACTGATTCTTCCAAAACCAAATCCCACAAGCCGGAGCCGAAAGGCTCTGGCGGTCGTACACCTGATTTGGGTTCGTGTATGATACACAAGAAAGTGCCGAAATTCCATTGCTTTTTCTGTATGTTTAGCGGCTTGCAATCCTTGAATTTGTATGGTAATATGGTTACAATGGGAATGGAATCTCGATTAAAAAAAAGCCCACCGGGGCATAAAAATAAATGATACAGACTTGCTTTTTGGCAGGTCTTTTTTGTTGAGGGAGGTGATGCAATGGCAAGATTTAAACCAACACGCTTTATGACGAAAGATTCAAAATATGATAAAAAGGCGGCAGACTATGCTGTTTCTTTTATTGAATGCCTCAGTCATACCAAAGGCACATGGGCAGGAAAGAAATTTGAACTTCTGGACTGGCAGGAGCAGATTATACGAGACCTGTTCGGAATCTTAAAACCGAATGGCTATCGTCAGTTTAACACGGCTTACATCGAGATTCCCAAGAAGAATGGCAAATCAGAGCTTGCCGCTGCGGTTGCCCTGCTGCTTACCTGCGGTGACGGCGAAGAACGTGCCGAAGTCTATGGCTGTGCCGCTGACCGCCAACAGGCTGCCATTGTATTTGATGTGGCTGCCGATATGGTACGAATGTGTCCTGCCCTTTCCAAGCGGGTGAAAATTCTAACCTCACAAAAGCGTATCGTGTACATTCCGACCAACAGCTTCTATCAGGTGCTTTCGGCAGAAGCCTATTCCAAACATGGCTTCAACATCCATGGGGTCGTGTTCGATGAACTTCACACGCAACCCAATCGGAAATTGTTCGATGTTATGACCAAAGGTTCCGGCGATGCGAGAATGCAGCCTTTGTATTTTCTCATCACCACGGCCGGAACGGACACAAATTCAATCTGCTATGAAGTTCACCAAAAGGCAAAGGACATTCTGGAAGGCAGAAAGCACGATCCGACTTTCTATCCGGTCATTTATGGTGCAGATGAATCCGAGGACTGGACGGATCCGAAGGTCTGGAAAAAAGCAAATCCAAGTCTGGATAAGACCATCGGAATGGATAAGGTGGTGGCTGCGTGTAATTCTGCAAAGGAAACTCCCGGTGAAGAAAATGCTTTTCGACAACTGCGTTTGAATCAATGGGTAAAACAGGCGGTTCGTTGGATGCCGATGGAAAAGTGGGACAAATGCAAGGTTGCTTTTGATGAAGAGATGCTTGCTGGGCGTATCTGCTATGGTGGACTTGACCTTTCCAGTACAACAGATATTACAGCTTTTGTACTTGTCTTTCCACCTACTGAAGATGATGAACATTATTATGTTCTGCCTTACTTCTGGCTGCCGGAAGAAACGCTGCCCCTCAGAGTAAGACGTGACCATGTTCCATATGATATTTGGGAACGGCAAGGCTATCTGAAAACCACTGAGGGAAATGTGGTTCACTATGGCTTTATTGAAAATTTCATCGATGAACTGGGGCAGAAATTCCATATCAAAGAAATTGCTTTTGACCGTTGGGGTGCAGTGCAGATGTCACA